CAAGAGGCGGTAGTGATATAATGAACTGTCTAGACCCTTCCGCCGCCATGGCGGTTGAGTCGAAGTTTGATCAGGTCACGTCCGAAAACGTGGCTGTAGATCCAGGAGAGACAGAGCCTCCTGTCGCCACTCCAGTGAGTGTGGCGAGTGAAAGAGCTCAAGGCCTTTTGCGCGGATTTTGTTTGGTGTTGAGACACCACAACGCGCCGGGCGCTGTCATCGACAGTGCCCGTAACCAAGTGCTTGCTTATCTGTCGTTGGACGAGTCCGGGGGACCGTTAACAGAAAGCGCTTTCGTCAAGCGTGCGAAGTACATTACTTGCGCACCCATGAGTTGGTATCTTAAGAATGGTTGTGAACCTCTCAAGAAACCTCCCGTGGCGTGGACACCGACGGGCCAGTTCCGGAACTGGTTGAGACCAAGGCTCAGGAGCCGGTCTACTCGGAACACGCACCTCTTTTACTCCTGGTTGCAGGCTAAGAGGGCGGCACATCCGCTGACGGAGGAGATGGTGCATACTGCCTACGAGGAGCACCGAGTCGCGATGGGTCTGCCAGACCCGATCGACGACGACACGCATGATAGCGTGATGGAGCAGTTGGAGCCGGTATTGACCGACGTATGCACGAGTTTGCTCGCTACGTACCAACCTGCTACTCTGGAAGAGCACCTAGAGTACTACGGGCACATCGAAGGTGATGCCCGGCACGTCGCGTCCACACGCGCGTGTTTCGAGAAGTCCCGTGAGAACGGAGGACAACTCGGAGCCCTGATGGAACGAGCGTTCTTGAAAGATGGTCAATTGCGTCCGCGCATGAACTTCGATCTCGAGCTGACTCGTATATCCTATCACACCCAGTGTATCGTGGGAGGGGTCGTTACCAATAACGCTTTGTTCGAGCATTACCGGAAGCCGGTGGCCGAGCGAGCGTGGAGCGATTCCCTCAATGGAGAGGCTTTCTTCTACCACGGACAGGCATTGAAGGCGACGATCCAAGTCGTACTTGAGCCTCTGAAGACACGTGTGATTTCCAAGGGTGAATCCACACCGTACTATCTGTCTAAGCCATTGCAGACTAAGATACACGACATTCTCCGCCATCGCGGGGAATTCCGATTGATAGGCCGTCCGCTGAGTGCGACGGACTTGATGGACCTGGAACAGAACAGGGTCAAAGGCGGTGTAGGAGGGCACGAGTGGTTCTCCATCGACTACAGCGCGGCGACTGACGGCTTGTCAGCGCGGCTCAGCGCGAGCATCATGGAAAGAATCCTAAGGGGTCAGCGATCTGACTTGCTTCCTATTTGGATGTCTGTTCTTGCTCCGCACTATTGTAGGTACCCATTCCCACATGATGACGTCCTGCCGATCCAGCAGGTGAATGGCCAGCTCATGGGCTCCATTCTGTCATTCCCGATACTTTGCTTGGCAAATTTGGGCCTGTATCTCCACGTTATCAAGGACGACCCTCGTCCCTTGCGTGAGAAGTTAGCAGGAGTATTGGTCAACGGGGACGACATGCTGTATGTCGCTCGGCGCTCACGCTGGGCTACCCATGTAGCCGCAGGGGAGAGAGTGGGACTCAAGATGAGCCCAGGCAAAGCTTACCACGATCGCGTGTTTGCTAATGCCAACTCCGCCTGTTTTCACTTCCCTTTGCTCGATGAGAATCGCGAAGGAACCTTCATCCCAGAACACTGGGCGTCCAAAGGACCCATCAGATGGGAGGACGATCTGATCCCGGCACGCTACGTCGAGAAGACGGCGACGCCGAAAGCCATTCCGTTTTTGAACAGTGGCCTTTATTTCGGTCAGAATAAGGTTATGAACAAGGTCGCGGAGACCGGTTCAGAGGTGCAATCCCGCGCTGCGGTGGTTGAAGAGCTCCTCCGAGGATGCAGACCCGGTGTCAAGAGTCGCGTGCAGGAAATCTATGCTGGTTACATAAAACGGCACCATGATGACTTGTTCCGTGAGATTGGACATAGGAATCTCTTCATCTCGAGAGGTCTCGGTGGGATGGGTCTGACCCCTCATCAGGACTTAGAGTTCAAGATTACCTCTTCCCAGCGCAGGCTGGCCTACAAGCTCTACCATGAGACTCGTTATGGCCACCTCGGCTACGGTCCTTTACCTGGACCTGAACTACCTGAAGCACCGATCACTTTGATGGTGCCTTGGCAACCGATTCTCCGGCGTGAGGCTGTTCCAAAAAAGCCATTCCTGATCAAGGAGGGCCCGATGCTGAGCAAGTTCAAGTGTCTGCAACCGTTTCGCCTGTGCGCCATCGCACGGAAACGGGGGTCTACTGTCCATTATAGTAAGGCCCGTGAAGGATTTCAACCTTCGCTCCTGGACCAGGAGCGACGTGACCGCTGGATTGAGCAGCTCACGTTTGACGAGCCCGGACTCTACGGGCCCCAGGTCGACGAGTATCACTCGTGGTTGGACACTGGGTCTGCTTCCTGTTATAGCAGATTCGATGTTCTCTCGCCATGGAAACATGGCGAAGAACCACGAATGTTCCCGTACCTTCCACTCCTAGCAGAATAGACTGCTGGTGGGAGGCGTCGTGTGCTTTGGCTGATTAGGCCCGGTCTTAGCACACCGACAACCCGGTATCGTCCGGGTCATAGTTAAACGAAGTCATGAACAAACTAAGCTTACAATCTGTAATCATGGGGGTGCGTGCCGTTGCAAACGGTCCGTCACCGGCTCTACAACAACCTTGTGAGGTGTGTGGCCAGCCCATGTCAACAACGTGCGAGGCACTGTTGACCCACGATGTCTGTCTCCACCTGGACGGTGGACATACATTGACTACCATTCGCATCTGCGTTGGTTTACATCATGTGGGATGCCATCTAAAGGCAAAGGAATGAGTATGGCTCATATGGCAGTGAATAGCCTCAAAATCTCCCAATGGATAGGGAAATCATCGAGCAACGCCCAATTGGGGGTGTTGTCGGGGTCATGCATCATAGACTCTCCAAAACGGTTCTGTGACCTCTTCTCGAGGGGCACAGGGGACGCGTCATTCTTACCTCACCCATGAGGACACAGGGGATGAAGCGGAAATTCCGTACTAAGGCTATTATGTTGGTAAGCCGGAACTGCTCAGGAAATGGAGCATGATTGTCGAGAGACTGCACGGATTGGGGAGACCAGTCATCACAACGCGAACGGAGTGTGTTCCTCGCGCCCGCAAGGGATACATACACGATTACCTTCCTTCGAAAGAACAGGGAAAGTGGTGTATTTGATAGATAGAAGTCATCCTAATGCATGATGAACAGTCCACCTTTAGCACATAGGTGGAACCCGTGGAAACTGTGCTTACGAGCACTCCCCGAGTGACTCGTTGAGATGCCATCAGGCAAAACTCAGAAATCTGCCCGCCAGGGGGGCAAGAAGAACAATTCCCAGGCCAAGACCAAGGCCAAGAAACCGGCTCAGCGTAAGCAACGCAGCCGACAAAACCAGACAGTTTCGCGCGAGCAATCGCGGACTGCTGCCACAAGCGCGCCCAATGCGTTCCGGCTTCGTCTTCCGACAGTCGGTATGTCTGATCTTCTTCAGCATCGCATCACCTGGGTGGCAGGTACGATCTATGTCGGTAACGGCACGCTTGGTGCAAGCGACAAGGTCTACTTTGGCAGTACGGACGGTACCAAAACGTTCGTGGCTGGTGGTGGAGGAGGATTTTGGATCCCCTTTGCCCCTGCTGATCCGCTCGTGGGTTCGACGTATGCCAACTCGATCCTCAAGCTGTACCGCCGTGTCCGTATCCGACAAGCGCGGTGTCATGTCCTGACTCAGCAGTCTTCGACAACCAACAACCTCGTTGTGGCTGTGGCTCCCTGCCGCGGCCCCCCGGGGTACTCCGAGATTGCCCAGTATGCTACTGGGACGAATGCCGCTCAGACGCTCCAGAACCTGATGAGCATCTCCGGCATGGAGAGTTGTGATTCTTTTGAGAACATGACCCTGAATCTCACTCCATACATTGCCGGTGGCAGTGGAGGAAAGCAGAACGAGTTTGCCATCGCGAACACGTTGGACACTGCTGAGGAGATTAGTTCGACCTCGAACTTGTTGGGCCTGGTCCCATGTGCAATCCAAGTGGCCGGTAACTCAACGGTCACCGCACTTCGCGGCTCCGCCACTCACCTTGTGGTCATGGAGATGGAGTGTGATCTCTTGGACTTTGTGGGAGCTGTACCGGTGATCTTCCCGGTCGGTTTCCGCTCTGCGCTTGGAGGTGCCGAGGAGGGTAAGGAGGAGCGTCGTGGTCGACTTCTTGCTGAGCTCTCTGCGATTGCCCGTGACGACAGGGCACGACGTGATGTCTCCTGTTCTCCGGTCCGATCTTCGGTTCCGAATGGGCTCTGATCAGAGCCTTTGACCGCTTGTGGTGGAAGCGGGATATCAAAATTACCCCACCCCAGAATGGTACTCACCAAAGACCCGCGGTTGTGCAATCGCGTAAACATAATATTGCACTGGCTGCTGACATGTTTCAGCAGGACAAGTCCGGCCATGGTCTACCAAAGACGGCCGGTCGTATAGTACTAACGAGAAATAAGTACTGGTTTGACGTTAGTCTCCCCTAGAAACACTAGTGGGCGCTGACTGAAAGATTGATCTTTGCCATTAGCAGGACGATGCAGGACGAACCCGTCTCATATCCAACTGCAAGCGCAGACCGCCTTTTCAAGCGTGATTTGCTTTGTATTTAGTCGACGATGCAGGACGAACCCGTCTCATATCGATTGACACATTTCAGATCAACACCTTTCAGCATCCCACTTTCCTAAAGTGTGGAGTTAGAGTCGAGTACGAACTCTACGTCATGACGGAACGGTGCCCCCATCCAGGGCATCTCACCGAACTGCATTGTGGAACCAAAAGAGGGTTCTCCGATGCTTGACCAACTGTGTTAAATCACACACAAAGACAGATGACCAATCCTACATGGAGCGGACTGACCAGTCTAGTTGTTGCAATAGCAATCAGGAGACTTGGAGCCGGTAATTGACCGGACCTCGACAAGTTCCAATGTGAGCCAAATGTACCTGCACCATTGCAGGTGGACAAGTGGTAATCCGCGAATCAACGCGGCTGGATCTCACGGTCCAGCTCCCGACTAAGGTCGAAGGGAGGGTGCGTACGCAC